AAACTGCCACTTAGCAGCAAGCCAGTAGTGCTTCTTACCTCCACAATGTTTGCAGGTTACGCCTTCTTTTAGCCTTATATCTCGCAAGTACGCCTTACAGGTAAGTTCGTCCTTAAATTTCTCAACAAATTCCAATATGTTCATAGTCAAAAATTTTATAGTGCAAAACTAATCGTGCACTATGCCAAAACATGTCGTACTGGTAAGAAAACGACTAAGCAAAAAATATAACCTGAAAATAGATTAATGTTGACAGATCTTGGGTGAATCCTGGGAGACAAGGTTTCTTGAATGAAATAGGATCGTACCGTATTACGACTGATTTTTAAAATTGTTGCAATCCTTTTTATGGGAGTTCCTTTCGATTGCAATTCTTTGACTTTGTTAAAGTTGTCTATTCGCTGATCAACCTGGATCTCTTTTGATTCTGAGGCAGCTTGCACCGAAAGGTGGTCTTTAAAATCCCTACTTTTACACGGATCTTCATTGGCAGATAATGATAATATTTCGTCTGTTTTATCTGTTATTACCTTACGTATTTCCTTGCTGATACTTTTAAAGTATTTATCCAGCGCATCAGAAAGGTTCATTAGCAAGTGGAATCGATCAGCGACTTGAATAGCATCCGGACAAATTTCATTAATTGCTGAAGAATATGCTCCAGACCGATCCCGTGTGATAATCTTAATTGCAGGATATTTTTTTAGCCATTCTTTTAGGTTTGCACTATCTCTTGAAGATAAGAGATCAATTGGTCTGGAAGTTTCCATATCGATCAAAACAGTTCCATAATTTACTCCTTTACGAAATGCCCAATCGTCAACTCCAAGGATGACAGGTTGTTTTATTACAGGAAGTTCTTGTTTAAATGCAATCCGAGTGACTGTAGAACTACTAACAGGAAGGAATAGTTGTTTTGATAACTGACTTCCAAGTTTTCCTGTAAGCTCAATAGACAATGAATCCAGTACTTGCGATGCCCGGAGAGTCCTTCTGGAGTATCTATTGGTGTGAATTGTCTGTTCAGAAAATACTTTACGTGTGCACTTTTGATTTTTGCACTTAAATTTTCTTGTTCTTAAGACGAGCACTGTAGTATTTTGAAATGCAGGTAGATCGGATAATCTGCGATGGTAATAGTCATGAACATAAGTGCTAAAATGGCCACAGATAGGGCATTGGGATCGTCTGGACTTGATTGAAGCAAAAATCATGATTTTGCCATTTTTATGTTCGATGTTTTTAATGCAAAATTTGGGCAGGCAAATAAGGTTATTTATTCTCATAAGTAATTGATGATAAATTACTTAAAGATAATAAATACCAACCTGATTACAAAGAAAACATTGATTTATTTTACTGATTATCTGCGATTTAACGCATTTTATATGTGAAATTTATCTTCCCCAAATGTGACGAAGAACCAATATAAAACGGCGTAGGGTGGTCAATTTAACCGGCAAATCCACAGTGGTGAATATTTCAGTAACTTTAGCGCAATTAGTAAGTAGGGGCATGATTGCTTTGTCTTTGATTGTTAGCGCTTTAAAGATACTAACAATCTACCTTACTTGTTAATTATTTTAGCTTTACATTACTGTATATCTGATATTTAAGCAATATTTAAGACGATAATTTTAAGTGTTCACTTTTCGTTATTACTTCACCGAATATGACGAAGAACCAATTTAACCGGCAAATCCAGATAAGCAACATTACCACCTTAAAGAAATTCCTTTGCTTCATCCGCGTTGTCGGCGAAGGTTGCGCTGCTGTAAAAAGTCTTAGGCAGCGATTCAATTGTTTCCCCTTCCTTTACTTTTTTGGTTACGAAGGCCGTTAATGCTTTTTGTACTGGGGTATTCATTACTCTTTTTGTGTTATTTTTTAACCTTTTTTACTGTTAGTTTTAATCCCTTGTTGTGATTCTGTATATTTGAGCTGTTATTAAATACTAACATGATGCAAATAAAATACGGTTTATATTCAGTATAAATGAAATTATTTTTTAATTATCTGATAAAGATTGAGCTATGGAAAGAATTTATTTGTCTGAAACAGAAAAAGCTTTATTGCTGTCGTTGAATGCGGGCATTGGCTTTGATCTGATTGGAATTGGCGACAAGGAGCTTGGTGAAGCGGCTACTACACTCAGAAACAAAAGCCTTATAAAAGCTATGGTAACTTATGACATGATAATTGATGCGGCCGTGCTTGCAAAAGGAGAGGATTATATCAAGGGGAATCCAATGCTTGAAAACCCGGTAAGTGATAACGAGTTAAAGCACCTGCAAAAAAATGAATTGGAATACGAGCTGAAAATTAGGAAACAAGAGGACGTAATTCGCTTATGGCGATTAATTACCGCAATTGCGGGAATTGTCGGCCTTGCTGGATGGTTATTCGCCTTTCTCCTGAAATAAGAGTTTAATATTTTCAAATAAAAAGGCAAGGGCATTGTCATGCAGGGGATACTCAATAGTCTGAAATTTCTTTTTCCCTTTAACCATGAGCAATAAATCACCTATTGCCCTTTTGTAAAGTGTATTTTCTTCTTTTAATTCAAGAATGATTTTAAAGTTTCAGCGTCCATGGCTTTTAATTTAGAGTTTTTGCAAATATGCGGAAAATATACCGTATCACTATTTAAACGATGAAAAAAAGATTGATCGAATTTCTTGCTTATTTAAGGATAGGGCAAGACAAATTTGAGAAGAGTGTTGGTTTATCAAGGGCTTTTGTTAATAAGTTAGGAGATAATACAACTCTTAAAACAATTGATAAAATAAGTTCAGTTTACCCTGAATTAAATATCTCATGGCTTAAAACTGGGGAAGGTTCAATGCTGAAATCAAATAAAGAAAATCAGGTTCTCGAAACCGAAGAGGATTTTAAGAAAGCAATTGATTCGGGATTAAAACTATTGCCAGAGGTGAATTTTGAATTTGCAGCGGGTAAGGTTGAGATTTTCAATGATAGTGAATTCATTAAGAGATATTGGTATTTACCGGAGTGCAAAGACTGTGACGGGGTTGCTCAAATAGCGGGTAACTCTATGTCACCGTCATACCCTTCCGGTTGTTGGGTTGCCCTAAAGAAGTACGGGTATGATCCAAACAGACCAAATGAAATTGCTTTTGGAAATACTTTTGGAGTTGTTATAGAAAACCCGGTTACGGGTAAATACCACGGGCACGTTAAAATTTTAAGGAGACACAAGGATGCACAAGCAGCAAAAAAGTACTGGATAGCAAGGTCTATTAATATAACTGATTTTGATGATTTTGATATTGACATTTCAACTGTTCGCGGACTTTGGATTGTGAAGCAACATGTTGTAAGTGATATTCTTTTATAAACCTAATTTAATATAAAACTTATGGACTTCAAGGATGTAGTTAAACAACTTTCCGAAAGAGTTGAAAAATTGAAAGACTCCCTCATAACGGAGGAGGCCACAAAGAACGCTTTGATCATGCCATTTTTGCAGGTGATGGGGTATGATGTGTTTGATCCACATGAGGTAGTACCTGAATATACCTGTGATATTGGCACAAAAAAGGGCGAAAAGATTGATTATGCAATCTTTAAAGATGGGAAGCCAATTATATTGATCGAGTGCAAACATTGGAATCAATCTTTAACCCTACATGATAATCAGCTTTTGCGTTATTTTCATGTGTCAAATGCAAAATTTGGGTTATTGACTAACGGTATAATCTATCGTTTCTACACCGATTTGCTTCTTCCAAATAGGATGGACGAAAAACCCTTTTTGGAAATAAATCTAACCGACCTAAAAGACAACCAGGTTGAAGAATTAAAAAAGTTTCACAAAGCCTATTTTGACGCAGAAAAGATTTTCAGTTCTGCAAATGAATTGAAATTTACCGGAGAACTAAAAACTGTACTGATAAAAGAGTTCGCAAACCCAAGCCCAGAGCTTGTAAAACTGCTGGCCAAACAGGTATACGAGGGTATTATTACCCCTAAATTACTTGAGCAATTCACCGGTTTAGTTCGTAGGTCAATATCTAACCATATTAGTGATATCTTTTCGGACAGATTAAAAACTGCTTTAAAAGCTGAGAATACCGAAGTCACAAAAACTCCTGAAGAAAACATGCTGGTTGAAGAAGAAGAAAAGGCCAGCAAGATTGTAACTACCCCCGAAGAAATTGAAAGCTTTTTTATTATAAAATCAATTTTAAGGTCAATTGTTCCGATTGAAAGAATTTCGTATAGAGATGCACAAACTTATTTTTCAATCCTGATCGATAATAAGAATACTAAACCTGTGTGCAGGCTGTACTTAAACTCTGAAACAAATAAATCAATTGCCTTTCTGGATGATAACAAGAAGGAGATTAAGCATAAAATAAAATCAATTGACGATATTTATTCGTATTCTGATCAATTGGTAAAAGCCGCAGAAAAATTTATGTGAGTGATATTATTGAAATACACCGTGTGTGTTTTGTATATAACCCAAAATAATTAATTATGGCCTCTTTAGAATTTGTTTTAGGAATTGAAATAAAGCGCTCTAACGGCCTTTATAGAGCGTGTGAGATTTGCAAGAATGGCGCGGGCAAATATCCGAAAGACTTCAAATGGTCTGGCTGGCACAATGGCGGTAAGTGTCACACTATTTCAATCACAATGGGGATGGAAGAATTTGGCAGATATCAAAGATCAATACTGAATGGCACAGAGAAAAGTTTTCTAAGCAATGTGAAAGGGGTTGACAGTGTACCCCCCTCTCTATTGTCATTCGTAAAGGCTAACAAAGAGGTCTGCTCAAAACAAGACTGGTATAAGAAAAACAAAAAATACTTTGGCAAAGAACCAGATAAAAATTAAATCGATATGGAAAAGATCCTCAAAATAATATTCAGCACAAAGACAAGCTCCAAGAACCTGCCAGAAGCTCTGAAGCTTGCTGCTAAATTGAGCGGGATTGTTGAAGGGGATTTTATCCAGATTAAGCTATCGGTGCAGGAAGTGTTTAATCTCTGGGAGTGGATTAATGCCCTTCTCAATATAATAGACAAATGGAGCAGTTTTGAGATCTATTATAAGGATAGGTTGTGTAAGGTCAACAAGGAATATAGAAGGCTGTTTTACGCATTGCAGGATATCAGGCAATGCTATCACAACCACGATGATCCAGTTGACTTTGAGAAATGCAATTCCGACTGGGGCTGCGATCAGTTTAAATATATTTCACTGGGACTTAATTCTCCAGGTATAAAGATGTGGTACCAATACGGGCACCTGGAAGAACCGGATACCTGGATAATCGATAAGGCGAAGATCCTGAACGATGTTCAAATTGAAATAGCAAGAATGCATCTCACCGTTTGCCCCGAATTCCCTCAAAGTCGAATTCAGAAAGAAATTGACCAATTACCGGAAAGCATTACACTGGATGAGTTTTGGGGGATTGATTACAAGAATGAAATGGTAGATGGGGTCATGACAAAAGTTGTCAACTCAATATGGTACAATTCAGAATTTGAGAAAGAATGGTTTTCGCTTGAAAAAATGTTGGTCGAAATAGAAAAAGAGGACAAAAACCCCTATCAAACGGGATCCGATGATTGGCTTGATTGGATGATGAACAAAGGTTACTTAAAAAAATAATACTATGCCTGCAAAAAGAGAGTACACAAAAGAGACAATTGAGATAATGAATAGATTTTATGAAGCTGTATCCGTGCTAATTTTACACAAAAAGATTAGGGGCATACAAACTTATTGCACCTTAGCCAGTATTGACAGACGCCACTTCTATGCTCAGAAAAAAGAGATAAGCCGTGGATGGTTTCAAATGGCGTGGATGCTGCCACTGATCAAAGAATTTGGTCTTTCTATCCGATTGGCTTCTTTTAGGAAAAGGGAGTATGTTTGTGATAAAATCGGAACAAAAACAACGTGAAAAGGCCCTTCAGAACTGATCTAAAAAATTGCTTTTTCTTCCGTTGTTAGTCAATAGTTCCACGAAAATAAAAATAATATTTTATAAAACATTCACCATTAATGCTTTAAAGGCTTAGAAATGGAAGTTTCCTAAACTTTAGATTCGCGTTCGAGTCGCATTAAGATACCAACAATAAGCTCCCGTAGTTAATCCCGACCATGACGGGAAGTTAGTCACGTTCGATATGGGATCGCCATTGCGATACTTTGTTGTTTTCAAGTTTTCGGTCATCCAAACCTGTGTGCCGATTGTTACAGTTTTATAAACATTACCGTCAATATCTGTTAATGTTCCACCTGTTGCCGGATTGTTGTCATCCACTTTAGTACACCTGTTGGCAACCATTAAAAATACACCCATTGTCATCAAAAGGCAAATCAAAATTCTGCTGTTCTTTTTCATTTTCTCGATTTTAAATGTAAGTTTTTGATTTTAAAACAGTCGGATCGAAGTTAGTATTCATACTGTCTGGTTTAAATTATAATTTAGTGTTTTACTTTTACCAATTCCATGAACCGTCAGAATTCCACCTATGTTTTTGCTTCATTATGCCTTTCGAATCGAGCCACCCCCATACAGGAGATCCAAGTTCATTCATAAAGTACCCAAGCTTCCGGCATTTTTCATCAGCTTCATATCCTTTAATTTTTATATCTGCGTAGGTTGTTAGCCTAAGTTTCTCCCATCCTTTAGTCCTGTAGTCGTAAAAATACATCGGAGAGTAGTATATTTTTAAACTGTCATCAACCATTACCTCTGCGTTTTTTGGCATAACCTCAATTATATCACCTGCAAATACCCATATTGCAAAAGTACCAATACTACAACTATCGCGTTTTTTAAATATGAAATTAATTTTCTCATTGAAATTGCTTCATTTAAAAAAATATTTGTAAATGGGATTAAATAAAAATAACATAGCAGGTAGGTACATCAAGAACCACAGATATTGAGTGTAAGTTTTTAAAATATTCATGATTATAAAAGCAAAAAATAAGCAACTGCCAATACTGCAAAAACAAAATACCACTTCATAAGAAAAAATGATAAACCAAATCCTAAAACAGTCATAAAAAATCCATGCTTGTTTGGCATCCCAAAATCATTTAACCACATTGTGCCTATAGGCCAGCCTTTTGGTAATGCGTAGTATTTGTATGAAAATCCAATAATTCCAGTAGCTATGACAAAACACATTTTAAAATAAACTTCCAT